CTTTTCTCCACGCGCGGGAAAACTTTTTTGGGGTTGGGGGCACAGGTTGTTTTTAGGAACCATGAAAAAACGCGCTGAAAATCAGCACAATTCGTTGACAGTCACGGTTCTCGGAGTCAATTCATTTAAATTTGGATACGGATGAGTGAGAAAACCATGGAAAACAAGAAGATCGGGAAGCAAGCCCAGAAGAGGCTTGACGAGATTCCGCTCAAGCGGGATTTCCTGGTCGCCCTGCGCGCGAGCAAGGGCATCATAGAAGCCGCCTGCAACGTGGTCGGCATCGGAAGGAAGAAGTATGAGTATTGGTGCAAGAGCGACGAGGATTTCGCCGCAGAGGCGCACTACATCAATGAGGCGCAGATTGACTGGGTCGAGAGCAAGCTCCTGAATGGCATTGAGGCCGGTGACACCACAGCCATCATTTTCTACCTCAAGACAAAGGGCAAGCATCGTGGATGGACGGAGAAGCCTCTGCCTGAGAAGAAGCCGAAGGATGAGAATGAGGAACCCGCCGACAATGACCACAGCAAGGAGTACAGGCGTAAACTCAATTCAAAGAAGACCTACATCATCAGGCTGCTCAAGAAGGAAGGTAAGTATTCCTCTGAGCTCTCCATGATGGTCGGGGAGGTGGCGAACACCTATGTCCAGCTGGAGGAGCTCCGCGCCGAGATGAGCCGTGGCGACTACAAGAAGGTCAACGTGCAGGTGTCGCGTGAGGGCAATGAGCGTTATCAGCTCAATCCGATAGAGACCAGATACACGGAGCTGTCGAGGCTGCTCACCAAGCAGCTCACGGCAATCGGCATGACCACTGAGTCCAAGGAGCGCAGGAGCGACAATGACAACTTCTCCGAATTTATGAGCAAGTTAAGGGAGGAAGGAGATGGAAAGCCTCAGTAAGTCGGAGCTGCGCAAGCTCAAGGGCGGCATCGCCTCTGAGCTCACGTTGATGAGGGACAGTCTCTCGTCCACCTATGGCTATGCCCTGCAGGACACCGACCCGCGTATACTCGCCTATGTCCTCAAGGTCATTGACGACCCCGACGGGCACAATCTCTATGAGCTCGCCAAGGTGCGCCGGTTCTTCCACCTGCTCGACCGCCACCAGTGGAACGGCAGGCGCGTGAGGGCGAAGATCAGGTTCTACGAGATGATACGCTTCAGCGGCATGCAGGGACGGCAGCGTTATAAGCTCACCCCAGTGCAGTGCTTCCAGTTCGCCCACATCTTCGGTTTCGCCCGTGAGGACGGCAGGAGGCTCATCAGGACAGCCTACATCTTCGTGCCGAGGAAATTCAGCAAGACCACCTTCGCCGCTTTTCTCGCCGTTGATGACATGCTTTTCGGCGACAACAACGCCGAAGCCTACATCGGCGCCAATTCCTACGACCAGGCTAAGAAGTGCTTCAATGAGGTCAGGGCCATCATGTTCGACCTCGACCCCAAGCAGAAGCACTTCCGCATCAACCGTGAGTCCGTCTCCTTCCGTGACCGTGGGCGTGACAGCCTCATCCAGTGTCTGACAGCCAATGCCAGGACGAAGGACGGACTGTTCGCCTCACTCGCCATCCTTGACGAGTATGCGCAGGCGAGGGACACCGGCACGAGGAGCGGAGGAGACCTCAAGAGCGTGCTCACCACCTCCATGGGTCCGAGGAGGGAACCCCTCACCGTCATCATCACCACCGCATCCGACGTGATTGACGGAGCGTGCTACCAGGAAATCGAGGGATGCAAGGCGGTGCTCCGTGGCGAGCTGGAGAACGACACCCTGTTCGCCGACCTGTTCCTCCCCGATGTGGACGATGCGGAGGATGACCCACGCACATGGGCGAAGGTGCATCCGCATATAGGAGTGACCGTGCAGCCTGACTTCTACGAGGCGGCATGGAAGGAGGCGCAGATGTCCTCACAGGGCATCAGGGATTTCCGCAACAAGCTGCTGAACATCTTCGCCGTGAGCGACACCAAGACATGGTTCACGCCTGACAAGGCCAAGACCCTGCTTGGTGACTGGGATGTTGATTATCTTGCCGATGACCGGACACGGACAGACCTGTACGGAGATTCATCCGTCAAGCCTACTGTCTTCGTCGCCTTCGACCTCTCCGTCCGTGACGACTTCTCAGCCGTCAGCTACACCACCTACAGCCCTGTGCGCAAGTGCTTCTACAGCCACACGGACTATTATTTCCCCGAAGGCGCGCTCGCAGGGCATCCTAACCGGGAACTGTATGCCAGGTGGCATGATGATGGGTACCTGTCCTATTGCCAGGGGGACAAGATAGACACCCGGAAGATTGCCGACGACATCATCCGCCGGAGCCGGTTCACCAGCATCGTCCGAATCGGTTACGACGCATATAAGAGCCAGGAGCTGGTCAACACTCTCATTGCAGGAGGTGCGAGGAACCAGCTGATGCCATACAAGCAGACATACGGCTCATTCAACCTCCCTGTGGAGAGCTTCGAGCTCATGGCGTGGAGCGACCCTCCTAAAATCGTGCTCAACGACAATCCCATCAACACCTTCTGCCTTTCCAACTGCGTGATTGACGAGGACAGGCTTGAAAACAAGAAACCCGTGAAAATCACCGCAACAAGGAAGATTGACGGCGTAATAACGATGCTGATGACCATCGGTCAGCTCAATTCCTACGAATATTGATTTTTTATTGAAAATTTCCTTATAAATATTTGGATTATAGAATATTATTCCCTATATTTGCCAATACAAAGGATAACACTCTAATACCATTGAGGCAATATGGGGATTTTTTCCAACATATTCCGTAACCGTAAGAAGAGCAGGGAGGGAAATCTGAATGTGACCGCCGGATACCGTGGTGCAGTCACGTTCGGCTCAGGTGCACCCGTACCTGTGACAGGCGACAGCGCGCTTGAGGTGACCGCCTACAAGCGTGCCCTTGACGTGCTCTCCGGCAGCGTGGCAAGGCTTCCGTTCCGCTTCTGCAAGAGGCAGGGCGGGATATACGTCGATTTCGAATCCTCCCCTCTCCACTACCTGCTCACCGTCCAGCCCATGATGCGCATGAGCGCGTTCGACTTCAAGTACCAGCTCGTGTGGCGTGGCTTCCATGACGGCGACGCGTATATCTACCCACGCTTCATCGATGGGGAGCTCTCCGAGCTTGTCCTCCTCTCCCGCCACAGCTGCGCCTATGATGAGATGAACGGCAAGTACTATGTGAACGATGCGTTCAATGGGGTCAGCGGCGAATTTAACGAGAGCCAGATTCTTCACATCGTTTTCAACTCCACCGACGGTCGTAAGGGAACGCCCCTCTGGCAGATCGGGGCGAGGGCGTTGAGCATTATCGCCACTGGTGACCGTGAGACCCTTGAGAGATTTGACAAGGGAGGCATCATCCGTGGTGTGCTCACCAATGCGCAGACGCTTCAGCGTGGCATGGGCGAGTATTCCGTGCCGGAGATGACCAACCTCGCCAGCGATGTTGACCAGCGGTTCCAATCCGGCGAGAGGGTGGTAGCCCTGCCGGGTGATGTCAGCTACATCCCCGTGAGCAGCACGTCGGCAGACCTGCAGTTCCTTGACAGCCGCAAGTTCGCCGTCAACGAGATTGCGAGGCTGACGGGTGTTCCTCCGATGTACCTCTTCGACATGACCGGGAGCAACTACAAGATGCCTGAGCAGGCGGACACCGCCTACCTCACGCAGACACTCGACCGCATCCTCACAGCCATCGAGGGAGAGTTCCAGCGTAAGCTGGTGTCCCAGTCGATGTGCTGCAAGCGGATTTTCAAGTTTGACCGCAAAGCCATCTACGCCATGGACCTGTCGGCCATGGCCGACTACGAGGCCAAGATGATCCAGAACGGAACGCTTACGGTCAATGACGTGAGGAGAATGGAGAACCAGCCGCCGGTCGAAGGAGGAGACCTCGTTTACCTCTCGACCAACCTTGCGGAGATCGGGAGCGAGAAGCTGAGGAATGCACAAGAACAGGATTCAGAAGGATAACACACATATTTACCATGAAAAAACGCAACATAGCTTACATCGGAGGTCTCCGCATCAGGGAGGCTGAAGGGGGAGGTGAGAGCAGGACTATCGAGGGCAACGCATTGCTGTTCGGTGTCCGCTCCCGCCTGCTGTGTGACTGGACGGAGCTCTATTATGAGGTTCTTGAGCCTGGCAGCGTCACCAAGGAGATGCTCGACCGCCAGGACATCAAGCTCACCATGTTCCACGACCGCCAGCTCATCCTTGCCCGTAGCAACCAAGGCAGGGGAACCCTCCACTACGAGGTGGACGAGGAAGGAGTCCGCTTCTGGGCAGAGATGCCGAGGACTGCGGACGGCGACAAGGCTCTTGAGCTGATTGCCCGTGGCGACATCAACGGATGCTCCTTCATCTACTCCACTGACGAGAGGGAGGATGCGGGAGCCGTCAAGTACGAGTACATCACCAACGAGGATGGCAATGACTGCCTGCTGCGCCATGTGCTGCGCATCGAGAGGGTCTATGACTTCACCGTCACTCCAGACCCCGCCTATGAGCAGACCAGCGTCACCCGCCGTGAGGCCGAGGACTGCGGGCTTCCCAGAAGGGAATCCTCCACCGATGAGGATGAGACTGAGGAGGAGACCGCGGAAGATTCAGGAAGCGCATCTGAGGAAGACGCAGAAACGGAAGAAAGCCGTGAGGACGCCTCAGAGGACGCACAGGACGAGAACGGGGCAGAGGACGGAGAGGAGACCACCGAGGACGAGAACGGCTCTGAGAATCGCCGTGAAAGCCTGTCGGCACTTCGCGAGCGCATAGCGCGCAGTGAGAAATTCATGAAAAGATTTAATTAACCTAATATTAACCCCTTCAAAAGATTGTTTTTATGGAAAAATTCAATTTTCGCGAGGCTTTTGAGACCATCGAGTCCAACAAGGCCAGAATGTTGGAGATTGCTGCAGCGTGCGAGCGTGAGGACCGTGACCTGACCGACGCAGAGAAGGCAGAGAGCAACGTGCTTGCCCGCGACAACAACATCCTCGAGATGAAGATCAAAGCCAACACCCCTACAGTTGAGGTAGCCCGCCAGTCTGACGTGGCATCCGCCACCCAGCAGATCCGTGAGCACATCAAGAACGGACAGCGTTTCGAGCTCCGTATCTCCCGTGCTGTGGCTGCAGGATGGGGAGGCAACGCATCCGGCTATGCCAACCCTGCCACCTCTACCAATCCAGCTCCACTGACCATCCATGACATCGTTGAGCCGCTGTGGAAGAAGAACATCCTCAGTGCCATCGGCGCACCGCTGCTCACCGGTCTTAAGGGCAACCACCAGTGGCCGGTAGTGGAGACCTTCTCCGCCACCATCAACGACGAGGCAGCCGCCCTCGGCGACACCAAGATTCCTCTTTCCAAGCTCATCGCCAAGCCTGAGCGCATCGGCATCGCAGTGCCTGTGACCCGTGAGGCCATCCTCGAGACCGACGACCTCATCCAGGTTGTCGCTACGCAGTACATGCCTGCAGCCGTTGCTGAGCTCATGAACAAGATCATGTTCAGCCAGACAAAGGTGACAGGTGCCACCAACCTCTTCGGTCCGTTCGTGACCACTGAGATGAAGAACGGTCACAACATCACCTTCGCCAAGACTCAGGCAGCTCCGACTCTCTCCGACCTCCTCCGCCTCAAGGCAGTGGTTCTCGCAGAGAACGTGCAGGCAGATGGTATCTGCTATGTGATGAACGAGACCACAAAGGCACTGCTCGAAGGCACTCCTAAGTGGGAGGGCGCCAACGAGGCAGTCATCCAGAACGGCCGCGTGAACGGTGTCCCTGTTTTCAGCACCAATCACGTTCCAGACAACACCGTTTACTTCGGCGCGTTCAAGTACGCTCCTCAGGGTTTGTTCGGCGACATGATCTTCATCATCGACCCTTACACCCTCAGCCGCAAGAACGCAATCGACTTCGTGCTGAACCTCGACTACGCAATCACTGTTCTCCGCAAGGAGGCGTTTGCAGTCCTCACCAAGGCAGCCAGCTAAACTCTTCTCCCTCACTCCGCCCGGAACCGGGCAAGGTCAGTCCTGCCCGGTTCCAACCTAACACCCAATCGCCATGTCAAGCATTGACCTCTCACTTTTCAAGACACACTGCCGGGCCGACGACTTCGCCGGCGACGACTCCTATCTCCAGCACCTGCTCGACACAGCGGAGGCGCACATCGCCAATGCCACCCACCGTACGATGGAAGAGCTGGAGGAGATGGGTGGCGGCGAGCTCCCTCTCCCGGTTGTCCAGGCCATCCTCCTCACAGGCGGGCACTGGTACAACCAGCGTGAGAGCGTGAGCATCGGCCAGATGTCCCCGGTTCCTGAGACTGTCCTCGCACTCATCAAGCCATACACCAAGCTGACCTATGAGAGCGGGGAGTCTTAAGCATAAGCTGCGCATCCTGCGCCCCGGATATGTCACTGACAAGTTCGGAGGCAAGAGGAGCACCTGGACGGAGACCGCAGTGGTCCACGCCGAGCGGGTGCGGATGTCCGGCAGACGGAAGCTGCAGGACGGCGAGCTCTCGCCCGACTACTCCGTCGAGTGGAACATCCGTGATGCCCACGAGGTGCATGAGAACTGGAGGGTCGAGCAGCTTGGCGGCAACCTCTACACCGTAACCCACATCATACCCAATTACGACCGGGGGTACCTCACCATCGTATGTGACAAAGTAAATGAGTAACCAGCAAGCATACCGACAGTTCGAGGAGGGCATGGAAGCCCTCACCCGTCAGCTCAATCCGGCAGGCATCCGCCAGTCGGTGCGGTCGGACTTCCCGTCCGTCAGCGAGCAGGCGAGGCAGATAGCTCTCGGCAAGCTCAGGAGCTCAGGGGTTGACGTGAAAGGTGACCGAAGCGACTGGGAGTCCTCACTCCGCGTCCACCTGTATTCCGGCGGCGGCGGCTTCATGCTGACCACAGCTGGAAGACCTGCGGGCAGGAACGGCGAGGGCGAGAAGGGAATGCACCGCAACAGGTTCTTCGGCAAGACTGGAAGGAAGCTCCCAGTGCTCCATTTCCAGGAGGCTGGGACGACCGACAGGAGGATGCGTGGATGGACGAAGCAGTCAACGGGGCGTATCAGCCACCCGCTGAACGTGCTGCCTGCGACGGAGGCATCCATCGTCCAGCTTGCTGAGAGGCTGGTAGTGCAGAGTGCGGAGAATTTTTTGTCAAACATCAATTAACGGGATATGTCAACATCATTAAGCGCAGGACTGATTGTCTATGACCTGCTCTCCAAGAGCGAGGCGGTGATGTCCATCGCCACCCGTGTCTTCCCAGTCATCGTGCAGGAGGATGAGGATGTGCGGATGCCGTATGTCTGCTACCACCGTGAGCGGATGGACCAGATGCCTGTCAAGGGGCATGGCATAGGGAGCGACACCGTGCGAATCGTCGTAGCCTGCTACGCCAGCGGCTACGCTGAGAGCATAGAGCTCGCTGAGGCTGTGCGCACTGCGCTTGACGGAAAGTTCGACCTTGTGACCGTGGATGGTCTGACCCTCCGCTCGTCACTGCTCATCGACGCCCAGGACTACGCTGATGATGAGGGCAATTTTGTCCAGGAATTAAGTTTCAATCTGAAAATATAAAAGACCATGGCAAACACGGATTACATCAATGGCAGCAACCTCCTGCTCATGGTGGGGGAAAAGGCTATAGGTCACTGCACCAGCCACACGCTGACTTTCAATTCTGAGACCAAGGAGAGAGCCGTCAAGCCGCCAGCCAGCGAAGCCGCCTCAAGCGGACTCTGGAAAGGCAAGGGCGTGACCGGCTTGAGTATCAGCATTTCCGCTGAAGGCTTGCGCTACACGGGCGAGGCTGAGAACGGATTCGAGGAGCTCGGCCCACACTGGGGTCAGGGAACCTCCGTCACCGTCAAGGCTTTCAAGCGTGGCAGCGACAGCACCCCTTACGTTCAGGGAAGTTTCATCATCGCAAGCATCGAGGAGACATCCCCAGCTCAGGATGACGCCACCTACAGCATCTCGCTTGAGAACGACGGAGAGCCTACCATCTATCCAGGCAAAACTACTGCTGGAGGCTAACAGCAATAAACACCTACGCGTATGAAGAGCTTCGACATACAGATCAATGGAGAGATGTACCCATGCGGAATGACCATGGGTGCATTTCTCGATTTCAAACAGCAGACGGGCTACGACCTGTCGAAGGCTGACATCTCGGACATCTCCGACAACATCACCCTGATGTGGTGTGCGGTGCGCAGCACCTGCCGGAGGGAGAAGAGGGAATTTAACCTCACGCTGACCGAGTTCTCCGACGCCATTGGATTTGACACGCTCGCCGATTTCCAGAAGAAGCTGGCTGAGTATATGGGAGGGAGTCAAAAAAAAATGACGGAGAAGAAATAGACATACACGACATCTACGGCTACGCCGTGGGTGTGATAGGCTTAGGCACGGATGAGTTCAGGCAGATGAGCATCGACGAGTTCGACGCCGTCGCCAAGGCTTTCCGTGAAGTCAGGGAACAGGAGTATCATGACGGCTGGGAGCGGATGAGGGTGCATGCATCCATCTGCGTCCAGCCGCATGTGCGTAAGAGGGTCACTCCCAAGACGCTTCTCCGCTTGCCGTGGGATGGTGGTGAGAAGAAGCCGGTGACGGAAGACCCAGGGAGAGAGGAGTCAATGAGGCAATACAATGAATTGATCACACGGCTGGAGCAGTCCGGTCAGATTAAACAACAGAGACATGGCAAAACATGACATTAAGATAGGGGTCAAGGTCGGCGTTGAGGGTCAGGAATCGGTGACCTCAGCCGTCAAGAGTGTCGGCGACCTCAGCAAAGCCCTTGACAAGGCATCCGGTGATGCCGGTGAGTTCTCATCCGGGCTTCGGGACATGTCGAAGTACACGGATGCCTTCGACAAGATCGCCGAGTCAAGCAAGCCGCTGAAGAGCCAGCTCCGTGAGATGCAGAAGATTCTCGGAGAGATGGAGTTCAAGGGCTTGTCTGGCACTGACGAGTTCATCCGCATGGCAGAGCAGGCGGGTGGCATGAGGGATGCCATGGATGACGCCGCTGCATCCGTCCGCTACTTCGCCGATGACATCAAGGGCATCTCCACCGCAGTCGGTCTGTTCGAGGGCGTGGCAGGTGCCGTGTCCCTCGCCCAGGGTGCGCTCGCGCTTTTCGGGGATGAGAACAAGGAGTTCGAGGAGACGATGAGGAAGGTGCAGGGAGCCATGGCTCTCGCCAACGGTGTGCAGCAGGTGGCTAACACCCTCAACAAGAACTCCACCCTCGTCATGGGTGTGGCGAACCTGCAGAAGCGACTCGCCGCCAAGCTCGCCCGTGACCACGCCACAGCTGTGGTCGGTGAGACCACTGCGACCAAGGGCGCGACCCTCGCCACCAAGGCGCTCAATGTGGTGCTGAAGGCTAATCCAATCGGTCTCGTCATCACAGCCATCACCACGCTGATTGGGTTGTTCGCCATATTCCGTGGTGAGACGGAGGAGGCGACCACCGAGCTCGGCAAGCTGGAAGATGGCAGCAACGACCTCAACACCGCCCTCGGAAGGCAGATGGAGGCGCAGGAGGAGACCGGGAAGTCCGCCGGTGAGCTTATCGGCAAGTATGAGACGCTGAGGATGAAGTACCTCGCCTGCAAGAGCGACATGGAAATCACACGCTTCCTGCAGATGAATGTGGACGGTTTCGATTCGCTTGGACTGAACATCAAGACCGCAGCTGACGCTATGGATGTGTTTGTCAAGAAGGCACCACAGATGCGCGCAGCCCTCATGCAGATTTCGGTGGCTAAGGGAATGCAGAAGGCAATGGAGGAATATACCAGCCAGTGGGCAATCGAGCAGGCAAAAGCACCATCCACGTTGCCGAGTGTAAGTGAAGGCTCCCGTTTTAAGGTGAACCGAACGTTGAGCGGTCGTATCATTGCATACGGAGACGATGAGGGCTGGCTTAAAAAAGCGGGGATAACCCCTGATATGTTTACCGACTTCAATGGCTCAGACAATACCGCCCGGCTTAACGCACAAGGCCTCAGCTTCGCGCGTAATTATATCATCAGCGAGAGAATCAAGCTTGAAAATGAGAGGACATCCCTGTTCAACGAGACCCTTAATAAACTGATGGATTCGTGGATGAAAGCCGAGGAGCAGGCAGAGCAGATGGCTCGTGCCAATGGCATCAACTATTTCAACGGCGAGATTGTATCGTCGAAGGGCACCCCGTCTAATGCATCAGCGAAGTCCGGCGCGTCTAAGACCTCCGGCAAAAACGCAACTCGTGTCGAGGCTAAGAAGGCGAAAGAAATCGTCAAGAAAGAACTCACGGAATTGCAGAAGCTGGAAGCTCAGCGCGATGAGATTGCGCAAAAATTGAGCAGACCAGACCTTACCGAGTATGAGAGAAGCGATCTTGAAGCGAAACTCAATGAGCTTAACGAGGATATTGATTTCAGAAAGAATTGGGTAAAGGACAGGCAGTTTGTCTTTGAATTGCCCGATAATGCGGTTAATATTGATTTTGCCGGCAGTTTTGACATCAACAAAAAGGATTTTGAGAAAAAAGCCCAGGAAGCCATAAATGATGCGAGCAAGGTCACCTCGTTCCGTGTAGAGCCAAGAACTTATTTCACAACTGAGCAGTGGAGCACCATCCAGCACAAGGAATCCGTCCTCAGCAATGCCCAGACCGGCATCTCTCAGGTGCAGGGCTGGTTCGATGCCGGAATTATCGGCAGGGATAAGGCTCAGGAACTGATTGATGCCTTCAACACCCAGCTCAAGATTGAGGGTCTCGACCCGATTGAGGTCAAGCTCGATGCCGAGGATGTTGAGGATGCCAAGGCTACGCTTCAGGACATCGGCAGCATGTGGAGCAGCGTCAAGGGAGTCGGCGATGCCGTAGAACAGCTCACCGATGGTCTGAGCGGCAACCTCAGCGCATGGGAGACCATAAAGCTCGTCATGGACTCGTTCCTGTCCGCGGCTCAGGGCATCGACGGCATCGTCCAGCTGATTGACCACTTTACGGAATCGACAAAGGTGAGCAAAACGACTACCGAAGCCAATACAAAGGCTACGCAGGAGAATACAACCTCCACAATCATCGACACGGCAGCCACCAAGGTCAAGTCTCAAGCCAATGCGGGTGAGGCTGTCACCAATGCCACCAAGGAGGGCACCAAGGTAGGGTGGCCTGGTCTGCTGTTCGCCATACCTGCGGCACTCGCAGCCGTAATGTCTGCCCTTGCGATGGCTGGTGCTTTCGCAGAGGGTGGTATCGTAGGAGGAACGCAGAAGCAGGGAGACCGCCTGCTTGCCCGTGTGAACTCCGGCGAGATGATACTCAACACCCGCCAGCAGGCGAACCTGTTCCGTCTGCTCAACTCCGGCATTGACGGACAGCGGGTGAGGATGCCGAGGGCGTTCATCAATCCACTCGCCGTGCAACCCCAGCAACCGCAGGCTGTCAGATTCGAGATTGACGGGCGTAAGCTGGTCGGTGTGCTGAGCAATGAGACCACCATTTCAAGCCGTTCAGGCAAGCGCACGAATATTAGAATATAATTCCCC